ACAGCGTTCTAGGCTGTACGCGGTTGGATTTCCGCATAAAACTCACCCCATGTGAGTCATACATTGTATTTATGCGTAACTAACTCTTATACTTGCTTGATTCAAATATGCGATATCTCTATGGGGATATATCACATTGCTTCTAAAACTAATCACTATGCCAAATGTAGAATCAGCTATGTTGGCTGCTGTGAGACCATGGGTGTTCCACAAGTCTGCTGAATTTCCGTATATACTGAGATCCTCCACAGGAGTTAATGGAGTTGTGTAATCTCCAGTGTACATGTTGCTTTGCACAGGATTAATGGTACTGGCATAATTGTCACCAATTAACTCACCATTTAGTGTTAGCTGTATGACTAAATCTTCTATCCTAGCAGCACGTAGCACGTTTAACTGCAATTCAATGCCCACAACAGTTCTATTAATATCTGTAATATTGTAGCCAGTGCACCATAACTGACTAGTGTTGCTTAAAAACTTTTCCATCCATAGTCCACTTATGGTGTACAAGGGCTTTGTGCTTGTGGCGTATGCTCCTGGAGAAACAGCAGTGGGGTTGAAATTCCAATCAATGCTGGGATTGGCAGGCACTATGTCGTTGGCCACTGGTACATTTGCAACTGTGGAAGGATTATAAAATTTTGTGGTGTTCATCATGTATTTAACCAAAGAAAAAGGGATCCAAAGATCCCTTTTCTATATAACAAACCTGTTAGGTTATCAAATTAGCTGAACTTGACGTTAGCTGAAGTGATAGCAACAAGACCCAAATAGTCAGCTGCGTTACCCAACGAACTTGCTGTGTTTGATAACTCAACATAACCATAACGTGTCATGAATGAAACGACTGGTTCGAATGTTGATGGATCAAGAACAACACCACTGCTCATCAATGGAATGTATGGGCAATAAAATGCTGGAGCATCTGACTCTGAAGCACCTTTGTATCCGATTAGGATAGAAGCTGAATCTTGAGCGTAGCTGTTAACATAAACCTTCATAGCACTGTTCAATGTACCAACAAACTTGGTGTTTGTAGGAGCTTCGAATGTGCCTTCTGTTGTACGAGCAAATGCGCTGGTAGTAGCAGACTGAAGAATTGTTAAAGCAAATGGTGATACAACAGCGTAGTTACCAGCACCACGACGTGTGCGCTGAGCGATCAAGTTGCTTACGCGATTGATCTGAACAGCAAGTGCAGCATGCTCATCACCAACAAATGTTGCAGTACCGCTTACAGCAGCCTGGTCGTAAGTTTGTGTAGCTGAGCCAGCCAATGAAATCAATGAAGAAATAATTTCTTGATCAATTTCAGCTGTGATTTCTTGAGCCAATGCAGCCATTACTTCTGCTTCGACATCAATACCTTGTTGAGCTTGTGCATCCTGGGCTGATTCAAATGTCCAACGAGCTGACAATTTACGTGTCTTCGCTTCAACAGTTTGTTTCAAGATTTGGATACTCATTCTGTTACCAGCTTGACCTTCTAGTGTTGCTGTTGATGCTGCCTTAGCATTTGAGTCAACGGCATTACCAGAGTAAGCAGATGCAATTTTGAATGGGCTCAATGCTTCTTCACCAGCTAGCACGTTGGCGCCTGATGAAGTATCACTATAACGCACACGCAAAGTGTGGATCTGACCGACTGGGCCAGTCATTGGCTGTACGCCAACCAACTCGTTAGCAATAACGGTTGGCATTACACGACGGATTACTGGAAGAATCACGCGGTTTAGTGTTGCAACGTTACCAGCAGAAGTAGCACCAGCAGTTGGACTTTCAATTAGATACTTACGTGTGTTCTCTAATGTAACTCCCATTACTGATTTTTTTGTGCCTTGTAAGCCTTCTAATAGGGCTTCCTTAGTTTCTGCCCAACGTCCTGTTAGTAGTTCTGACATTTAATTTCTCCTTAAAATTTTAGTCCGGCGAGTCTACGAATATCGACAATGTTATTATCGGATGCTGTAAGCTCACTGCTACGTGGATTGTTGGAAATCTTATTTCCGGTTATTTCTTTAGCCTCTACTAGTGCCTGTTTCTTCTGCGGAGCTCTGCCAGTCAATACTGATGGCAAATACTTTTCAAAACTTTCGTTTAGACGTTCTGTTTTCACAGTCTCCATTAACTCTTTCATGATTTCACGTTGCTCTGTGTTTAAAGGAGCTAACATTTCTGCCATGATTGCTTTTCTTGTTTGACTCTCTTTGAGAGCACGGATTTCAACTTGTTTACTTTCTATTAATTCTTCAGCATGCACAACTGCCTTGGCGGCTTCCTGCATTGCTTGATCTTTCAAGTCTATGACTTTGAGTAATTTTGCTGTTTCCGATTTTTCATTTAGGTAAGACGCTTGATATTCATGAGCAAAAGCTTCGAATAACTTGCGGCCAAAGTCTTGACGACGAGCAGCTTCGATGTCTTCTTTCAGTGCGTGGATTTCAGAACGTAGTCCTGATTCTACAACACCTTCGACCATCTTGGCAGCACGTTGAACAAATGCTTCTTTTACCTTATTGATTTCTTTGCGACCTTCACGAACTAGGCGTACCTTAGTTTCAGCGAGGTCACGTTTGTCTTGCATAAACTCTGTAATTTCTTGAGCTAGAGCCTCAACTACGAATTGTTCTAGTTTACCGAACTTGTTTGCCATTACTACTTGATCTTCGTGAAGTTCTTTAACTTCACTAGCCAGTTGACGAGTAACGAATTCCTTCATTACTTCAGCATCTTTCTTCATTTTTTTAGCATACTTAACTTTCATCTCTGCTAATTGACGACGATCATCTGCAAACTCGACAATTTCATTAGATAATTGAGCAGAGATCATGCGATCCACTGCTTCAATCATTGTGTCTTTGTCGTGTTCATACTTCTGTGCAAACTCTTCACGCAATTGTTGAGTGGCTTGGTCACGAGCTTCGTTCACACGATTCTCGAAAGCCATCTCGATTGACTCTTTGATCTCCTCAGAAATCACATTATTTTCAAATAACGATTTAAGTGCATCCAACATGTGATTCTCCTTGTTATTGGAGTTTGCTTATCATATTTAATAAGCTCTCTTTGAGATATTTCTGTGCTTTGGGATCACCTTTCACCTCTTGCGCTATGCGTAAGGCACTTAATCCGCCTCGATTATTCATCAAGTGTTCATAAATTGGTGTTGGGTATGCTCCCGGAGCACTAGGTTGAGCTACCATATCTACGGTGATAATCTCAAAATCTGATACTTCACCGGATCCGTCATCTTTGACGTTTCCGGATCCGCGACTTGAAACACCTAATTTCACTCCGCTTTCCAGCATTGTGCGAATCAGTTGTCCCATAGGGGTTGGTAAAATTTTCAGTTTACCGTAACCATTAGGGCCGTCCATCCACATATTTGTAATCATGTGAGACACACGGTCCAGGTTAATTTTTAGATCATCTGGATGATCCACTTCTCCGAGAACTGAATAGCCGTTTTGAATCTGATCGTTAAGGGTTTTGACAGCCTTGCCAATCTCATTCACAGGGTACACACGCTGGTTAGCGTTTTTTATACCGCCCTGGATGCAAATCCCGGACATGTACAAGTTTTTCCCATCTTTGTCATCAGACTCAACGACCATTTTTGCTTCGTTGAAACTTAGATTCTCTCGGAGGTATAGTGACATATTTTTAATATAGTCTCTTTTTATCTATTAACGTACACGTTTACTGATCACGCTCTTGGTATTTTTGGTACCGTTGTCGCCACCGCCAGTTCCAGCATTTGAACCTTCACGGTCAAATCCAGATTGACGATCAATTCCGCCGCCTTTGACTTGTTTCTTGAAACCTTTGCTGCCAGCAGATGTTGAACCTGGACGATTATGGATTTCTCCCAGTCCTGATGTCAAATCACCAGCTGTGTTCTTGGCCAAGCCACCAGTTGTGCTGCCTTTTTCTGTTGAAAAACTCTGTGCAATGTTGTTTGATGAGCCGCCCATGTCGTTCTTGCCAGCTACGATTGAACGTGTGTTTGTACCGTTGTCGCCGTGCTTTGGACTTGGAACCTTGTTGACATATTCCATTAGGCCCATGCTTTCGTCTTCCATGTCATCACCGCCCATGTCGCCACCCATGCTGTCCATGTCGCCACCCATGCTGTCCATGTCGCCGCCCATGTGCTCTTCGCCTTCTTCGCCGGCTAATAGTTGTTCAAATTCTGCTTTTAGGTCTTCTAAAGCGTCTTCTAGATCCATAACACGATCTTCCATGTCGCTATCATCGTCGCCTTCTTCGTCGTCGCCTTCTTCTGAATCATCTTCTGAATCATCTTCTGAATCATCTTCTGAATCATCTTCTGAATCATCTTCTGAATCATCTTCTGAATCAGCATCATCTACGCTTTCATCAGCTGAATCAGCACCCTTAGCATAAGGATTGCCAGTGTCACTACCAAAATCAGATTCTAATAATTCTTCGTAGATTTCACGGCTTTTGCCTACTACGATGTTGTGGAATATTTCTTTAGCTTGGTCGTGATCTTCATTGATCAAAGCTTCTAGCATGGCTTCAAATTGAGCGCGGTCAGTCATGTTAATTCTCCTGTGGTATGATTGTTGATACAAGGCTGTAATATATTTACACTATATTGTAAAAACAGTGTACTTATATAGCAAAAACAGTCAGTTTTGACTGTTTTTTTTTTAATTTTAGGCTGGAGCAGCCGGAGCAGGAACTGCATACATGGAGTGGATAAATCCCAACTCACTTTCTTGTTCCAGTATGTGTGCTTCACTGCTCTTGCGTAATTCGTTAATTTGTTTTAGAGTCAATCTTGTTTTGCGTGTGTCATCTCTGTGCATTACACCATTGTCGCGACTAGCTGTGTAGCGCAAATCATTGGCCACATTGCGTGTGTCAGCATCAATATAAAACAGTTCTCTTAAAATCATATTGTATTTATGCTCCGGGTGCTGGAGGAGCACCAGCAGCACCGCCTGCGGCAGGAGCACCAGGAGCACCAGGCATGCCACCTCCTGCTGCTGTATCGATCATGTCGTCAGGTGCTGTTAAATCTCCTGACATGCCCAAATCACCTTCAATGCCACTGGCACTCAGACCCGCTGAACGTAATTCTCCAGCAGCATCAGTCATTGTGGCTTCACCTTTGCCGTTCTCTTCAGCCCAGTAGCGTTCGTTTTCAGCTACTTCTTCGTCGGTCAATCCCAAGAAACGCTTGAGTGCAAAGCGTTTGCTCATGAAAGGTACCTGCTGAATGGTGTTGAATGTGTTGATACGTTCAGCGTCAATGGTGGCTTGACGGCTGGATGCAAAGTTTAATGGTGGATTGAAGTTGACTTCAAACAGATTTGTGTCAATGTTCATGCCTTTGTCATGCATGTACATCTTGAACTCTTCGTCAAATATGGTGGTTATTAAACTTTGCAAGCGTTCGCAGTATTTGTTAAAGCGCAATTCTTGAATATAAGCAGTGCCCACTCTGCCATCGTTGAAGTTTGCTTGGCTATCGTCTGCACCAGTTGGCAAATAACTTGAAGGAATACGCAATCCGCGGAACAGTTTGTTGGTAAAGTATTTCAAGTCATCAATTTCGCCAATGTTCTTGCCGCCTTCCAACATCTTAACGTCTGAACCTTTGCCGTCTGCTGTTTTGGGAAAGAAATAATCTTCGTTGATGCTTAGGGGATTGTATGCTGAATCAATAACGTTTTGTCCACCGCCCGACTGGCTGGGAATTCTACGTTGGTGAATTTCATTTTTCACACGTTCCACAAACGCCATGGCCAAGTGACTGGGCATGTTGCCCACATCAATGCTGAATACCCTGCGTTCCGGAGCACGTTGTATACGATAAATTAAAATTGCATCTTCAAGTAGTTCTTTTTGTTTATAAACCTTGAACACATTCTCCAACAAACTGTTGCCAAATGGGAAATTGTTGTCCAAGCCTTCTGACAAACTGAGATGAACTATGTGTTTGGCATCAATTGCATTTTCTTTTTGATTAAGACCAAAGCGGTTGCCGCCGTTGTATGAGCCGCCGCCAGCATTGCCCGCTGATTGTTGCCCCATGTAGCCACTGGCAGGTACTGGACCACCACCAGTTTGTCTTGGATTCACTGTGGGCACAATCTGTGTGGCCACTAGACTTTCAAAATTGGGAGCAAGATCCTTGATTATGTACTGCTCAGGCTTCTTGCCTTCTGATTCATTCACTATAACTTTGATCAGCTGACTGGGATCAACCCATGACCATTTTTGATTTTCAGGATCTCTAATAAAAAACGTGTCGCCAAACTTGAATGTGTTGCGAACAATACGAAAAATTCTTGTTTCAAACTTCTGTAACTTGTTCCACTGCTGCAAATACTCGGCAACAATCTTGATTTCAGCGTTTGTGGCCTTGTTGCGCCATTTGATACTGAATGGGCTCTTGGAATCTTTTAATTTTTGCGTGCAGAACTCGGCTAAAATGTCCAATGCTGCATTGACTTCTGGATCACTGTCCATGGTTTCATACTGCTGATAACGTTCAATACGATTTGGACTGCCAGTGTACACATCCGGCAAGTAACTGCTGTAGTTGCTGCGTGCTGGACCTGGACGATTCCCACTGTTCAATCCGCTGATTGGCCCCAGGTTCTGACCGTCAACGGGTACAGGTGAAAAGTATTTTTTCCAACTCATATGTTATCCTTAAATTACTGCTCTGTTGCCAGATGATTTAGCAGCAATACGTGCTGATTTGTTGCTGGCATCACTTATATCAGCCGTGTGTTCAGTCATTTTCATTATGTTCTTATTTAACTCTAACAAGTCTGCATGCAGGTCATTTAGAGTAATGTTGTCAGATTTAACTTCAGCAGCAGCGTCAGGTTTTCTAGGCTCTGATTCAGGCACTGGCAGAGGTGCCGGCGTCTTGATTTCTTTGGTGGCTTCAGAAACTGAAGACACATGTGCATTGGCTTTTTCCAATATGCTGGGAAAAACACCCATTTGATTTTTCATCTGTGCCAGCATGTCCGGCATACCGCCCAACTGATCTTTCATCTTGCCAAAAATTTCGCTAGGGTTGGGCATGTTGGCATCTTGTGAACTGCCCAGCTGATCCTTGATCTTGCTAAACATATCAGAAGAACCGCCCGTGCCCAGCTTGCTTGTTTGATCGTTGGGTATTATGTCTCCGGCAGTTTTGGATCTAAACATTTCAGGCCCGTCTTCGCCCACCAAGTAGAGCTCGCCGGCATTTACTGGGCCACCTTTAGCCTTGGGTGTGACCGGAGTTGCTGTGCTGGGCGGAGCTCCTCGGCCTCCTTGGCCTTGACCGGGAGCATTTGTGGGAGTAGCCATACGAGGCGGAGCTCCTGGGCCTCCTTGGCCTTGACCGGGAGCATTTGTGGGAGTAGCCATACGAGGCGGAGCTCCTGGGCCTCCTACATTTAATAATCCGGATGTGGCCGACGATACTCTAGCAAGAATTCCAGTCAAGTTAGCAGTTGCTTGAGAAACTGTACCACCATCTCCGAATCCTTTTTTGATTACATCAGTAAGCCCTTCTATATTTCTTGTCGAAGTTGTCAACATTGCATTGGTTAACGCATTGGCTTGCGCAATTTTTTGATTCTCTATTTCTATCTGAAGTCCGCCGATTTCTCTACCACGCTGAACTCCAGGAGCAACTTCTCCTGAGGACGGTTCTCGCCCTCTTCCAATATTTTGTCTTCCGACTTCGCCTTCTCGTGTGGCCTGCGCTGCTGTTTGCCCAGGTGTGCGATTGCGTTGCTCGTATGCCAAATTTCCAGCTGTTCTATTTTCAGACAGTGTTTTATCTAGCACAGCTCCTAATGCTGTTCCCTGATTAGCGGCTTGCATTCTTTGAAATGCCGCTGATTGTTGCCATACTGCGGCTGAACTTTTTGATTGGTTTACTAATTCTTGTCCTCTGGCTCGATCCTCAGCACTGCTGGATTGCAATAATTTTGTACCTTGTGCAAGTTGTTGAGTGGCTTTGCTGCCCATTGCAATCATCTGATAAGTATTTTGTTCAGTTATTCTACCGCCAGTTGTAAATTTTGAAGTTAGTTCCTGGGCCGCAGATCCTACACCAATCATAGATACTTGTTGTTGTATAATTGCTTGTCTTTGATCTTCAGTCGCTACTCTCATCTTTGCCATTACATCAGGCAGCTGGAGTCTTGCTGCCAGTTCTGCTTGCACTTGTTTAACAGACATACCTGCAACATTGGTTTGACGTGCTATCGCATCTCCCAATTCTAAGGAAGCATCGGCAGCTTTTCCATATTTTTTAGCTTGTTCTTCTTGCGTGCCGGTGTTTAATGCTTCTCTGGAATTCATACGAGATATAACGGCATTAACAGCTTGGTCCTCTTTGCTTAAGAATTTCTCTCTTTGCTGTTGTTGACCCATCTCACTTTCCTGTGTAGCCTTGGATAATTTTAACAGTTGGCCAGCTGTGTCGTCAGCGTAACGCCCAGCACCTTGAAGAGATACTTGATTTTTTTGTACTACACCGATAAAATCATCAATAGTCTTGAACCCAGCTGTCCTAGCAGATGTTTCATAATTTATGTCAGGTGTTAACCCGCCTTTGGAAGCAGACGCTGCTTGATCGCGAGTATTTTGTAAAGCTGCACCTGGAATATTGAGAGCTCCTATTCCAGTCATGCTGGCTATTGAACTAAATTGACCTGCTATGTCACCTGTTTTATTAGTGATAAGAGTGTATTGTGTAAGCAACTGCCCCAGTGTACCTAAAATACCTGCGTTGCCGAGGCCTTGGTTGATTCGGGTGAATACGGAAACTGTTTCTTCGCCGGCTCCGGAGGGTTGACCAGCTTGCCCGCTGGAGCGAGGTGTTGTTGGAGATCCTTGACTGTTCGAAGCTAGTTGTTCTAGAGTAGTGTTTAATTTATCTATCGATGCTTGTGTCAAATCGCCCATAAAAAAATCCTGAAAAATATGCGTATATAAATACTGTACATATATTTATCTGGAGTAAATCGTGGCTCAAAATCCCTTAGAACAATTTTTTAGACAACCCAAAATTTTTATCAACTTGCCCAGCCAGGGCATTTATAACCAGCCAGGTACCATCCAAGGCGATGCAGCAAACTTACCCGTGTACGGTATGACTGGCATGGATGAAATCATAACTCGCACTCCGGATGCATTGTTCACAGGAGAAAGCACAGTGCGTGTGGTACAAAGCTGTGTGCCCAACATTAAAGATCCTTGGGATATTAGTTCTATAGATGCTGATTTAATATTTGCTGCAATCAGAATTGCTACATATGGAGAAAAATTATCAATTGTGCATACATGCAGTAAATGTGAAACTGAAAATGCTTACGATATAAATCTCAACGGAGTAGTTGAACATTTTGCCAGTTGTCAATTTGATAGCAAATTAGTAATGTCCAATATCACAGTGAATATCAGGCCAATGACTTATAAACAAATGACTGAGATCAATATGAGAAATTATCAGTTGCAGAGAAAAATGTCTCAAGTTGATGCCATGGAAACTGGCGAGGAAAAACAAGAATTAATACAAGCAATGTTTCACGAGTTGGCTACCATACAAACTGATTTTCTTTCAAACTGTATAGAAAGCGTGGACACCGGAAAACTGGTGGTTACTGAAAAACCATTTATTAAAGAGTGGATCATCAAATGCGACAAAAATACCAACGATGCTATTCGAGAACAAATTGTTAAAAATCAAGATGCATGGCAGATTCCAAAGTTTCCAGTAATTTGC